AAGATGTTATCAAAGAAATCATTCAAAAGGACGTTAACAATTACATCGAGATCGCTTGTGATGGGAATTTGAAAGTCAAAGGCGGTTTGCTCGTCAGAGGGATAGCACCCGCAGGCGCATTCAACATCAATAACAATATGACCATAATTGCGAAAGCACTCGTTGATTATTTTGCGAAAGATGTGCCTGTTGAAGAGACGATAAACAACTGTACCGACCCCCTCGCCTTTCAAATCGTGGCGAAAGCTTCAGGCAAATACTCGAGGGTGTTTCAGACTATTAATCCGTTGAATAATCCCCAAGAAGTTCAAGTTCAACGATGCAACAGAGTATATGCCTCAAAGGATTCACGACTCGGCACACTGATGAAAACTCATAAAGGAACCGGGCGGAATGCGAAAATCAGAGGGCTACCGGCACATTGCCTCATTGACAACAATAACGAAGCATCAATAGAGGATATCGACAAAAACTGGTACATACAAATTGCCAGAAAGTATGTCAACGATTTTCTCGGAATCAAGCCACGAAACCGTGATACACGGAAGGTCAACTCACTTAAAAAAGAAATATTAAATATATTGGAGGAATCAAATCATGCCAGCTAAAAAGACAGAAACTCCGAACGAAGTTATCGGTGCGAATCTCTATGTAAGACTCTTAGCCGCGAGAGCGGATTTCGCGAACCTGAAAGTTCAGCAGTCGGGAGTGAATAATCATGCAGAGTTTACCTACTATGAACTTTCAGATATTGTTCCTCCGGCGACAGAGATTTTTGCAAAATATCACTGTGTTTTCATAACGACATTTGTTGACGGACAGGCACTCGGTAAGCTCATCGACGTGGACAATCCTGAGAATCATATCGACGTGTCATTTCCCGCCGAAAATATCAAAGAACCCGCGAAATTCAGAATGAACGAGGTTCAGGCGACGGGTGCGGGAATCACCTACATGAGACGATACCTGTACTACCTCATTCTCGACATCACTCAGCACGACGAACTTGATCCGCAGGTTGGCGTAACGCCAACAGTACCTCACGCCTCCGGGCAGAAAAAAGCACCTGCAACTACAGAAGAGAGGGCAAAGATAAAAGAAACCCTCACAGGGGCTAACGGTAATGCAGACGAGCTTCAGATTAAGGCTCTCAAGGATGCTCTCAAGAAACTTAGAGAGGTTGCCCCCGATCAGGAAGAGTTCATTCAGGAGGTTGCCTTGAAAACTAACGGATTCAAGGATATCACAAAATCGGCTTGCGAAAAGCTTATCACCGGAATCGGTGAAATGATTGAAAAATGCGGAGGTTAATTATGGACAAAGTAATTAGAACAGTAGATGCCGACGGACTTCTCAAAGTTCCGAAAAGCATCATCAGAGCAGCGAACTTCACGCCCTACACCGAAGTTGAGTTTTCGATAGACGTCGAGGGCACTGTAACTCTCAAGAAATACCTTCCCCTCAATGATTATTACGAGTGCCTAACTAACATATACGAGCATATCGAAGAGGAAATCCCGGAAATATCACCCGAAGTGTTAAATCGTATCGCCGACTGTATATCTTCGATTGACAACGAAAGGAAGGCAGTATATGGAGTGGATTAACGGAAATAAAATCAAAGTCGATATTCCCAAGCGTCCGAAGAAAATCACGGGTACTCGCTTCGCTGCAATCATGGGACTGAACAAATGGAATACCCCGTTTAAGACTTGGTGCGAGATCACCCGAACATACGAAGAACCTTTCGAGGATACCATCTATACGATAGCGGGTAAGGCTATAGAACCAAAACAGGCTGAGTATATGAAGCAGAGCTACTATATGCCGAACCTCGTTACTCCCACAGACAAGTTCGGTGATAATTACTTCAAGGTCACTCGAGGAGATTTCTTTCACGATGAGCCGATATTCGGCGGAATGTGGGACTATCTGAACTACGATGAGGACGGAAAACTCGAATCGGTGCTCGAGATGAAAACCACAAAACGAAGCGAAGACTGGGCTAATGATATTCCAGAATACTACGCTTTACAGGCTGCGCTATACGCCTATTTACTCGGCGTAGATCAGGTGATAATGGTTGCTTCTTTCCTCGAGGATAAGGACTACAAGCACCCCGAAGCATTTGTACCGAATGCCGCAAATACTATTGTTGTCCCTTTCAAAATCAGTGAGAGATACCCTGATTTCGAGGACTATATAAGAGTTGCTGAAGGTTGGTGGAGAAATCACGTCCTCTCGGGAATATCTCCCGAATACGATGAAACGGTTGATGCCGATATTCTCAAGGAACTCAGAACAAACACTCTTTCCCCTGAGACGGATATCAATGCTCTCATCACTGAGGGCGAAGCCCTAAAAGAGCAGATAGACAAGCTTTCCGAACCTCTGACTCCGCTGATTAAGAGACTTAAAACGATCTCAGATATCGTGAAAGAATACGGTCAGGGGCAGTTCCGAGAAGGGGATAAAAAAGTATCTCTCAAGGGCGGTCAGTATTCATGGGATATCAGCAAAACGACCTCGACGAAGATTAATAAAAATGACTTAGCTGCCGATGGACTGCTCGATAAATATTCAACATCAGAGACAAGCTATCGGTTGACTACGACGAGGATATAAGGAGGAAGTCTACGATGTTCATCAATCCTTTTGTACTCGGTGTGCTGACAACCCTGTTCGCTGAAATGACGCTTTTTATAATTGCGATAATCGCAAATATCATTAAAAATACAAACAACGGAGGAAATCACTAATGGCAAGAATAACACTCACTAACGGCTTCTCACTCATCCCCGAGGGCACTCATGTGTTCAAGATAGTCAATGTTGACTATAAGGACAAGTTCGGAAAGCTTGAGGTAACAATGGAAACCAAGGATGGCTCTAAACATATTGAAAGGTATTCGTTCAAGACTAAGGACGGCGGAGAGAATACAGGCGCATATAATGCCTTTTCATACTTCGTCCGCCAGGCTATGGACGGAACCGCGCTCGGAGATGATATAGACCCGGTTGAGCTGGTCGGTCACTATGTAGAGTGCGATGTTACGCACGAGAAAATCGAGAAGAGAGATGAACCCGGAAAGACGATGACCTTCATTCGTCTCAATGACAAACGTCCGGCAACCGGGTTCGAAGCTTCCGCTTCTGTGCCCGTGAAAACTAACTCAAGTAAACTGCCGAGTCTCGACGATCTGCTCGGATAAGGAGGATTATCATGCCTATTTCGGATAGCGGCAACAGAATAGAGTTCGAGACTGGGGCAGTGAGAGACATCAAGGAGGGGAAAGGTCGTTGCGACCTTCTTCCCCTCGGGGTAGTCTCCCGAATCCTCGGAAACGATGAGATTATCAGACATATCGATTATTTCGTCAAACATGGCGATTCAGGGCAGCTTATAGAGGCGGTCGATAAATTTGCCGAAAAGCTCAACACAGACCTTCCTACGCTGATTCTCGAAGTCTCAAAGCACTATGAAGAAGGTGCTCTCAAATACTCCGAGAGAAACTGGGAAAAAGGAATCCCAATGCATAGCTACATTGACAGCGCGGTAAGGCATTATCTCAAATTCATCAGGGGTGATACTGACGAAAGACATGATCGCGCGTTTATATGGAATATTTTCGGTGCTCTTTGGACACAGGTGGAAAAGCCCGACCTGGTCGACCTTCCATTTCGGCAGAAAGAAGCGAAAGCCTTTGAAAAACTCAATCAGAGCATCGAAAAAGTCAACAAAACCTTCGGAAATGTAACTTGGTAAAGGAGATGTGCAATTGAGCAAACTCAAAATCAATGCAAACGGAACCGTAGATTTCATTACGAGAGCGGGCAACGACTATGTCAAACATTCAATGCCTGCATATGAAGCTGAAAAAATCATTAAAGCAAACAAATCAACCACTGATACCAAAACTTTCCCCGGTTTTACGATACGAGCGGGCGAGTATTGGTTTAATAGCGAGAATGATACTGAGGAATAAGCCATGAGATACGACAATCTCCCTCCCGAAATCACAGAACTTCCGCAATGGGTCTGTGTATGGAACAATTCAAAAATACCGATGCAGGCGAAAGCGAGAAAAGCAGCGTCCTCTACAGCACCCGAAACATGGAGCACCTTTGACGAAGCCGTGAGAGCTGTCAACGACGGAGTATACGACCATGTAGGATTTGTTTTTGCAGATAATGGGATAGTCGGGATTGATATCGATGCGGGGTTTAATGAGGACGGCTTTCTGTCTGATTTGAGCCTTGATTGTATCAGTCACTGCCGGTCATACACTGAACTGTCCCGAAGCGGGCGTGGCGTACATATATTTGTCAAAGGTTCGTTACCCTTTAAGGGCAAAAACAACGGCGCAGGAGTGGAGATTTACAGGGGTTCCCGATACTTCATCACGACCGGGAAAAAGTTGATATACCCGACGATTATAGAAAATCAGCAAGGCATCGATTATATCGTTGATAAGTATTTCAAAGATACCCCGAAGGACGGAGAAAGTATCGGAAACTCCAGCAATCGGATTTACACCCCCAAGTACGAGATTCAAGTTGAGGGGAAAATCAGCATCACACCGCGATATCCCGAGATTCCCGCGGGAATGCGGAATATAAGTCTCACTTCCCTTGCGGGGCAAATGCATTCCCAGGGATATTCAAAAGAACAAATACATCAAGAATTACTGAAAGCAAATGCGCAGGCTTGCAGACCTCCGTTGTCGGGGTATGAAGTCGAGTGCATCGTGAACAGCGTAACAAGATACAGGAGATGAAGAATTATGTTTGAAGTTAATTACAAGGACGATGCCGGGCGATGGCAGGATTCCCCGGTTTATGCCGTTGACAAGAAAAACTCGCGCTTTTTACTTGTCGATGATAACGGACGGTTTTTTTGGACAAGGATAAGCGAATGCCGCGAAGGAAGGAGTGACTATTATTATGATAAAGATTGAAAATGTTGTAGCACCTTCTACAGAACAGTGGGAGGCGATTATTAGAGGGATGCGTAACCCTATGAACTCTTGGGATAAGAGCGACTCCTACCTTGCGGTCGATTGTGGGAAATGCGGCAAAATCGAGCGCGAAGGTATCTGTCGTAGAGAAAACCGTGATTGTACTGGTTTTGAGTGCTTTGTAGTTGGCTCGAATGACCTCAACCTCATGACTCGTCTTCGCAAAGCCGGTACAGATCATCGCAAGTTCATGAGAATGATTACGGTATATGTTGATATAACAGCTCCGCTGTATTGGTGGAAGGAGTTTGATACTTACAAAGTAGGCACTGTCGCCAATTCTTGCTCAACGATGCACAAGATTCATGCAAAAGAGTTTACGCTGGAGGATTTTAGTTGTGAGCATATAGGAGATGTTTCTAATTGTGACCCTATGTACTATGCTGCCCTTGAAGGTGTAATTATGGCTCTCAA